GAGCAGGTTACACGCGAATTCTACGGTGGCAACTGGCGTGATAACATGGCAGCGCTAAAGCGTGAAAAAGAAATTTCAGACAATCAGTCCACACAAACATCACGTCCGACCGACACAGCCGAATCGAAAAAGGAGGAAAATAACAATGCCCAAACTGAATAACAAGTGCTATTCATTGGAGAAGAACGGCACCAATGCTGACATCACCATGTATGGCGAAGTTGTTGACTCGCAGCCTTATGACTTCTGGACCGGAAAGCCTGTCGAGGGAAGCTTCATCATTAAAGATGAATTCCTTGCGGACCTTGAAGAACTGGCAGAGTGCGAAGAAATCACAATACATATGGACAGCGTCGGCGGCGACACGGCTGTTGGACTGCTGATACATAACAAACTGCGTGACTTGTCGCAGGCCGGAAAGAAACTCAACTGTATCGTTGACGGTGTAGCAATGAGCGCGGGCTCTCTCATAATGAGCGCCTGCGACAATGTGACTGTACACCCCACATCGCTCATTATGGTACACAATGCATGGGTAAGTATGTGTGGTGGTTATAATGCGGACGAGCTGAGAGCACAGGCAACCGCCCTCGATTCATGGGACAAGGCATTGCGGAATGCTTATGTCCGCAAAACTGGTCTTTCAGAGGCAGTAGTCGGTCACATGATGTCTAAGACAACCTATATGACAGGCGATGAAGCAGTCGAAAAGAAGTTTGCTGATAACCTTGATAAAAGCGATGGTGCAGCAATAGCTGCAAGCGAAGATCGCTCTGCACTGGTCGTCAACGGACGATACATTTCACTCAAAGGAGCACCCGCCCCGGAGGGCATTCCCACGGTTTCAGCTTCGCAGAATTGCGAAGACGATACAAATAATAAGCCGAAAGAAAGCGGCGATAATGGAGGTAATATCATGGCAAGTAATCTGGCTGAACTCAAGGCTGAAAATCCTGCTCTTGCTGCACAGATTGAGCAGGACTTCAACGCTAAGAACGAAAGCAAAATCAAGGCAGCCGCCGAAGACGAACGCAAGCGTATGGAGGAAATCGACGCGATAGCGAGTATCTACGATCCGGCACTGGTCAAGGCGGCAAAGTACGACAAGCCCTGCTCCGCACAGGAACTGGCTTATCAGGCTGCTCTTGCCGCTGCGAAGCAGGGACAGAAGTTCACTAAGGATCTCAAAACAGACTCCAAGGAGGCTAATGCTGTTCCGGAAGCGGCTGCACCCGATGATCCCAAGGAAGCTGAAAAGAACCCGCAGGCAATGCAGCGCGAAGCTGACGCGATGATTCACGAGCTTCTGCACGGAAAGGAGGCAAAGTAATGTCCGAACTGCTCAAAATGGTGGGCGAAACCACCTCTGACGACCTGTTTGTCGACCTCTACCCCCTTGCAAGGGTCGAGGGCAGAATCATCAGAGCGCAGGAATCAACCCCTCTTGAGATTAAGAGGGGTACTATCATGGCTATATCGAGCGCCGATGGTAAGCTGGTGCCGCTTGGTACCACTGCTAATTCCAGCAACAGCGAAACTCTGACCCCGGACTGCGTGCTCTGTGATGACATCACAGTGGCCACTTCTGACATCAATGTCGCTGTATATGCGAGTGGCTGCTTCAATGCGAACAGAGTAATCACAGTCAACAATCACGTTATCACCGCAGCAGAAAAGGATACGCTCCGTAAGTATGACATTATCCTCAAGGCTGCAAGCAAAATTTAAGGAGGTACAATAATGCCTGCAACATTAGATTTTTTCAGTTCCTATGTCCTTGCGGCTATCGTCAAGGAAGTGGTGCCGAATACCAGCTTCTTCCGCGATAGATACTTTCCCACTGGAGAAGGCGATATAATCGGCGCCGACAAGGTCCTTTGCGAATATCAGGACGGTGACAGAACCATGGCGCCGTTTGTCACTGAGAGAGTCGGCGATATCCCGGTAGAAAGACAGGGCTTCCAGATCTACGAGTACGAACCCGCATGCATCAAGATTTCAAGACCTCTTAAGGCAGATGAACTTAAGAAGCGCATGTTCGGCGAAGCGCTTTATGCAAATAGCGACGCAGCAACAAGAGCGGCACGTCTTATAGCCGATGACTTTACCACCCTTGACAAGCGCATTCAGCGCCGCGAAGAGTGGATGGCCGTACAGACCATGATCAACAACGCCTGCACCATGCAGGAATATATCGACGCGCAGACAAAGGGCGAAATCAAGCACATTCAGTTCTATCAGGGATCTACCGACCATACTTACACCGTTGCCAACAAGTGGAACTCTACTAACGGCGACTTCATGGGAGATGTATCTGAAATGTGTCGCATGCTTTCCAAGAGAGGACTTCCGAGAACCGACCTTGTCCTTGGAGTAGATGCCGCTCGCGCTATACTGAAGAATGAAGAGGTTCGTCAGCCTACTCTCACCAAATACGATGGCGTAACTGCCCTCGGCACGCTGAACTTTGACGGCAATGAACTCATTCTGTGGGAGGTTGACGAGGAGGTAGTCGATGAAACCGGCGCAACCGTCAAGCTGTTCCCCTCAACATCTGCAATGGTGACTGCTCCTAACTGCGGTCATATCGCATACGGCGCAATGTGGCAGATAGATTACGGCGCAACCGAGCATACCATGCACATCGGAAACAGAATCCCCAAGCTGTCGGTAAATCAGGAAACTGATATTCGTAAGCTTCGCCTGGGCTGCAAGCCGCTGGCAATGCCTAGGAACAAGAGCCCTTACATCTACGCAGCCAATGTGGTAAGCTGATTCAGTTGAAAGGAGCAGAGCTATGGCAAATATCAGAATAATTTCTGGAACATATGGATTCCGTGAAAATGGAATGATACACCCGAAAGATGCGCATTCCGGGGTGTTCGAGGTCGATGACAAGGAAGCAGAACGCCTTGTCGCTCTGAACGTTGCAGCATATGCCGCAGAGCAGCCTTTGTCAAGCAAGGCAGGTGTCTACCCTCCTGCTGATGAAATCGCTGACAGCGAGCCTGTGAGCGCTTCTGACGGCGACAGCAATGAAAACGGCGACTATGAATACGAT